GATTATTTTAGAAGAGATATTAATAAAGGTAAGTATCCAATTTACGATACGCCTGAAGAGGGTGACAAAAGAGCCAAAGAAATACATTCAATTATGGATCAAGAAGTTGAGGCTGCTGAAAAAGCTGGTCGAGCATCAAAGTCTCAGCAATATAAAAAAGGTGGCATAGTTGAAGACAAATATCGTAGTAAAAAATTGGTCAAAGGATTTGATGGCCAGAAAACAAGTTTGGATAGAATATTTAACGGCACAGTTGTGCGTGGTCATGGAATTGAAACTAAAGGTAGGACTAAAGGTAGGATAGTTTAATGCCAAGTAAGTATTCATCAGGTAAGTATGCAATTGCCGAATGTGACCGATGTGGTCAACGATATTTGCTGAAAGAATTAAAAAAAGAAATTATTAAAACCAAGTTATTTAATATTAAAGTTTGTCCTGAGTGTTGGGATCCAGATCATCCACAGTTGAGTTTAGGTTTATATCCTGTAAATGATCCACAAGCTGTGCGTGAACCAAGACCTGATGTAAGTTATCAAGCAAGTGGAACAACTGGACTATTTACGAATCCATATGATCCAAATGTTAATAATGTTGATAATCTTGGTTATGTAAATGATGGTAGTAGACAAACGCAATGGGGTTGGAATCCAGTTGGAGGGGCTAGTTATTTTACAGATGCATTTGTTCCCAATGACTTGAATTTAGTGATTACAATAGGTAAAGTAACGATATTAACAACTTAGGAGTTAACATGGATAAGAAACAAGTGGTGAAGATTGCTGATAAAGAAGCTGCAAAAGAAGTTCATAAACATGAACATCATATGCACAAAGGTAAGCCAGTTACTAAAATGGCTAAAGGTGGAGTGACAGGCAAGGCGATGAAAGCAGTAGGTCGCAATTTAGCTCGTGCTCATAATCAAAAAGCAGGGAGCAAATAATGGCTACTCAAGTTAAACCAACTACTAAAAATAGTCCAAAGATTACGATTGGTAAAAATAAATTTGCTGAACCAGCTGAGGCATATGCCAATCCACATACCAATAAAGAAAAGCATATTACTGGTCAAGAAGTGATGGATCGTGGAACTTATGCTCGTGAAAAAGCTGCCAAAGATGTAAACATCAAAGATCCTATTAAGGGTGGAGTAAGTTACGGCATGGCAGTAGAAAAAAAAGATGGTATTGAAATGCGTGGAGCTGGTGCAGCAACTAAAGGAAAAATGAGTAGAGGGCCAATGGCGTGAACTACGAGCAGCTCTTTAACACGATACAAGCGTATTCTCAAAATACGGAGTCTACGTTTGTTGCTTACATTCCTACATTTATTCAGGAATGTGAAGAGCGTGTTTATAACTCAGTTCAGTTTCCATCATTACGGAAGAATGTAACAGGTAGTTTAACGGCAAGTAATCCTTATTTATCTTTACCAAACGATTATTTGGCTACATTTTCTCTGGCAATTATTAATCCAACAACAGGTAATTATTCTTATCTTTTGAATAAAGATGTGAATTATATTCGTGAGGCTTATCCCAATCCTAATTCAACTGGAACTCCATTTCATTATGCTTTATTTGGTAATCAATTTTCTAATCCTAATGAGTTGTCGTTGATTATTGGACCAACACCTGATATGTCTTATGGTGCTGAATTGCATTATTTTTATTATCCAGCATCAATTGTTCAAGGAATTATTTTAAGCATAGCATTAACAAGTGCTGGAGCTAACTACATACCAGGATTTTATCCTAATGTTCCTTTTCAATATTATTCTACAAGTGGTAATCAGTCTGGCGTAGGTGGATATGGTGATGTATTAGTAGGAACAAACGGATCAATTATTTCTGTTCAATTACAAAATGGCGGTAGTTTTTACAATGCTAGTGATGTATTAACAGTCAATACTACTTATTTAGGTGGTAGTTCTACTGCATCTGGATTTAGTTTTAATGTGGTAACAGTTAATAATTCTAATGGTCAAAGTTGGTTAGGTGATAACTTTGATCCAGTTCTTTTATATGGATCTATGCGAGAGGCTATGATCTTTATGAAAGGTGAACAAGATATGGTTAAATATTATGAAGACAAATATCAAGAAGCTCTTCAATTAGCCATTCGTCTTGGTAATGGTATGGAGCGTGGTGATGCGTACAGGGATGGAATGACTAAATTAAATACTAATTTAAAAGGCAATGTGGTTTTATGAGAACATGTAAAAAATGCCTAGAAAATAAAGAATTGGTGGATTTTAAAAAACACTCTAACGGATATCGCCATGTGTGTAAAAAATGCCAGTACATAATGGAAATAACAAATCCTGTTGCATACGCAAATAGAATTGCACGTATGAAACGATACAGGGATTCAGAACGTGGAAAAGAAAATGCAAAACATTATGATTCTTCACCTAAAGGTAAAGAAAATAGAAAAAATGCAATTAAAAAATATGAAAAAACACTTGCTGGATATTTAGTTAAACGTACTACAGTAGCAAAAAGAAGAGCTGCAAGAATACAACGTACACCAAAATGGTTAACTGAATTTGATAAATTAAAAATAAAATGCATTCATTCTGTTGCTACCATGTTAACTCGTGTAAATAATGAACCTTGGCATGTTGACCATATAATACCTTTACAGGGTGAGTTTGTTTCTGGTTTGCATGTTCCTGGCAATTTACAAGTAATGCGTGGTGTAGATAATTCAAGCAAAAGAAATTTATTTAAGGTCATTGTATGATAGTTCAAACATCATGCACAGTTTTTCAACAAAACCTTTTAAGTGGTTTAGAGAACTTTTCTGTTTCTAGCCCATATACTTATAAGATTGCTTTATATAATGCCAATGCTAATTTAGGGCAGTCTACAGCGGCATATACAACAGTTAATGAGGTAGTTGGAACTGGTTATATAGCTGGTGGAAATATTTTAGTTATTTCAACATTTCCAACACAGAATACACAATATAATGTAAGTTATGTATCGTTTAATAATGCAGTTTGGAACCCAGCATCCTTTACTACAAGAGGAGCATTAATTTATAATGCAACTACAGGAGCAGCGTGTTTTGTGTTGAATTTTGGATCAGATAAAACTTGNACNACTAGTTTTACAGTACAGTTNCCAACAGCTTCATACAATAGTGCAATATTAACGATTGGAACCAATACAGGCAGTCTTAACTATAGCAGTCCAGATTAGGAGAAATTATGACAAACGAATTAGCAAGCTGCGGTGATAACGCTGTAGCAACCTTACAAGCAAATGTAACTATTCCTGAAGGAATGGGTGTGGAAGGACATTACCACGTTGAGTGCCGTGATGCAAACGGTAACTTAAAGTGGACAGAAGAGTTTCCTAACTTAGTCGTAGCCGTAGGTAAACAGTTGATGTTGGATACTTTATTAAGAACATCAGGAACATATACGACAGTTGGACCGTTTCTTGGCTTGATTGGTAACAGTACAACATTTGCTGCTACCGATACGATGGCTTCACATACATGGACAGAGTTTGTTAATTACACAGTTGGTGGTTCAGCAGTTCGTGGAACAGCAGTATTTGGTGCGTCTACATCTACAGGCTCAACACCATCTAACGTGACAACATCTTCAGCAACAGCGATTACTTATACAATTACTGGTGGTGGCGGAACAGTTTATGGATGTTTCTTGGTAACAGGAACAGGAGCTGTTAGTACACAAAGTTCAACGGCTGGTACACTATATTCAGAAGGTAATTTTGCAGTTGCTAAAGCAGTTACGGCAGGTGATACTGTTTCTGTAAGTTACAGTACTACCGCAACTTCTTGATTTTAAACAGATTTTTAGGAGCGTCATATGGCGTTGACATTAAAAGACCGTGTTTTAGAAACAGCAGCAGCACCAGGTACAGGAGCGGTTACGCTATTAGGTGCGGTAACAGGCTATCAAACTTTTTCTGCTGCGATAGGTAATGGTAATACTTGTTACTACACAATTGCTGACCAGTCTGGTGCGAACTGGGAGGTGGGTCTGGGCACTTACGCTTCCGCAGGAAATACATTAACTCGTACAACGGTCTTATCGTCATCTAATGCTGGCTCTACTGTTAACTTTGCTTCAGGTACACAGAACGTATTTGTAACTTATCCTAGCGAGAAGGCGGTTTATTTAGACGCATCAGGAAACGTACAACCATCTTTAGGAACAGCAACATTTACTTCTATTACTGATTCAGCTTTAACAAGTGGTCGAGTAACCTATGCTGGCACAAGTGGATTATTACAAGATAGTGCTAATTTAACATTTAATGGCACAACCTTAACAACTACATTTGACGCATCTATTCATGGTCTTACTGTTGGATTAGGTGGTGGTAGTGTTAGTGGTAGTTCGGCTGTTGGTAGTGGAGCATTAGCATCAAATTCATCAGGACAATATAATTCTGCATTTGGTTTAAATGCTTTAACAACAAATACTACAGGTGGTTCTAATACTGCTATAGGTGTTGGTGCTTTACAATTAAGCACTACAGCTAATTACAATACGGCAATGGGTTATCAGGCTTTGTATAGCAATACTACTCAATCGTATAGTACAGCAGTAGGATGGAGTGCTGGTTTTGCAAATACAACAGGTCAAATAGCTGCTTTTGGTGCAGCGGCATTAAATCAAAATACAACAGGTTTATATAACACAGGTATTGGACAAAGTGCATTACAAAACAATACAACAGCATCGAGCAATACAGCGGTTGGGTATCAATCAGGTTACACAATTTCAACAAGTAATGGATTAGTAGCTTTAGGTTTTCAGTCTGCTTATTATCAAACTGCAGGAAATACTGCTATCGGTTATCAAGCTATTTATGGCTCGGCTGGTGCTGGTGGTTATAACAATACTGCTTTAGGCCAGCAATCATTGTATTCAAATACAAATGGTATAAGTAACGTGGCTTTGGGTATGCAATCTCTTTACTCTAATACTACATCCTCAAATAATACCGCAGCAGGTTACCAAGCTGGATATCAAAATACAGCCGCAAACAACACATTTATTGGTTGGTCAGCTGGTTATTACAATACATCAGGAACTGCAAACGTAGCTTTAGGTTCACAAGCGTATGCAAATGGTGGCTCATCTGCAACAGGTTCTTACAATATTGCAATAGGGTTAAGTTCTTTAGCAAGTAACCAATCAGGTTCTAATAACGTAGCTGTTGGATATCAATCACTTTATACTAATAATACAGCATCAGGCAACATAGCAGTAGGATACCAAGCTGGATATAGTACAACCTCAACAGGAAACAATACAATTGTTGGATATCAAGCCATGTACACCAACACCACAGGTGGTGGTCAAGCGTTTGGCTTCCGTGCTTTGTACAACCAAACAACTGGTACAAACAACAGTGCAGTTGGTTATCAAGCAATGTTTTCCACCACAACTGGATATCAAAACATCGCTATGGGTGATAATGCGTTGTATACCAATAGTACGGGTATCAACAACGTAGCACTTGGTATGTCGGCACTTTACTCAAACACTTCAGCCTCCAATAATACTGCAGTAGGATATCAAGCTGGATATTCGAATACGACAGGTTCTGGTAATGCTTTACTTGGTTATCAAGCAATGTATATTGGGGGTTATTCAAATCAAGTAGCTATTGGTAATCAAGCACTATATACAGGTGGTGGTGGACAAGATATTGCTATTGGTTATAAAGCTTTATATTCTGCTAATTCATCAGGTGGTTTAAATACAGCTATTGGTTATCAAGCTCTTACATCAATGACATCAGGTGCATACTCTGTGGCAGTTGGAAATTCTGCTTTATATAGCAACACAGCATCATATAACACAGCAGTAGGTTATCAATCTTTATATGCAAATACAACAGGAAGTAGTAATACTGCTTTAGGTTTAGGTTCATTAAATGCAAATACAACAGGTAGTTTAAACTCTGCTGTTGGACAAAATGCTTTATACAGCAACACAACTGCATCATATAACAATGCTGTTGGTTCAAGTGATAGCGTACTTGGTGCGGCTCTGCAATTTAATACAACAGGTGCGTATAACAATGCTTTTGGTAACGGTGCATTAGCTAAAAACACAACAGGCTCTTATAACGCATCTTTTGGTCATCAAGCACTAGCCAATAGCACAACAGCATCAAACAATGTTGCAATGGGTTACCAAGCGGCATATACAAACACAACTGGAGCACAATTAATTGCTGTAGGACTTGGTGCTTTATATAGCAACACAACAGGTATAAACAATGTGGCAATGGGAGCAAATGCTCTTTATTCAAATACAACTGCCGCACGAAACACCGCAGTAGGATACCAAGCCGCTTATTCAAATACTACAGGAAACGGAGTAACTTCTTTTGGCTCTACTACTTTATTTTCAAACAC